AAGCAGTGGTGGTCTGCTGAGAAGTATGTCCCTGATGGCATCATTGATGGTGCAGACTTGCTTGAATTGGTGATGCAGCCTCTACCAAAGGCACAGGCGCACTATCCTTATCTTGGCCTAAATCAGATGACAGGCGGTATCAGGCAGCAAGAGATGGTGGTAGTCACTGCTGGCTCCGGCCTTGGCAAGTCACAATTCATGCGTGAAGTGATATGGCAGCTACTGTGTGAAACCCAAGACAATATCGGTGTGATGTTCCTAGAGGAGTCAGTCAAGCGCACTGCTTTGTCGATAATGTCGTTGGCTGTCAATAAACCTTTACACCTAAGCGAGGTAGAAATTGATGACACTCAAAAGAAAGAGGCATTCGACAAAACACTCGGATCGCATAGACTCTATTTTTATGATTGCTTTGGCTCTACTGCTATTGACAACATTATCAATAGGGTTCGCTACTTTGCTCGTGGACTTAATTGCCGCTATATCCTACTTGATCATGTGAGCATAGTGGTTTCTGCTCAGGATCACTCTGATGAGCGTAAAGCCTTGGATGAGATAATGACTAAACTGCGGATGATCGTGCAAGAGACTGGTGTGTCCCTGTTTGTTGTGTCTCACCTTAAGAGGCCGGATGGTAAAGGCCATGAGGAAGGTGCAGCGACATCCTTGAATCAATTGCGAGGATCTGGTAGCATTGGACAATTGGCAGATATGGTGCTAGGATTAGAAAGAGCAGCACAGCATGAAGATCCGATTGAGAGGAACACCACCAGGGTCAGGGTTATCAAGAATCGCTACTCCGGCGAGACTGGAAAAGCCTGTGCCGTGCTGTATGATAAATTTACTGGCAGAATGACAGAGATAAATGAGGCCTCATTATGACAGACCGTGAACTAATGCAAATGGCGTTGGATGCGTTGGATTGGAAATTGACTACGCTACTTAAAAAGTCTTGGGAAAATCATCATATCCACGAAGTAGTAAAAGCCCTGCGTGACCGACTGGCGAAGCCTGAGCGTGAATGGGTTGGGCTGACGGATGAGGAAATTGAGGAGTGCAAAATCAACGGCGGCTTACCACACGCTATCAATTGGAGGCTCTCGGTAAAAGTTATGGAAGCCAAATTAAAGGAGAAGAACACATGACATCACCAGTAATCATCGGTATAATCGCATTCGTAGCATCGATAATCAGGGGATTGAAATGATTGAGAATTGGTCATCAGCAAAGGTCAATGTTTATCTTGAAGAGAAGGATAAAGAGATTGATCAGTTGCATGAAGAGATTCGGACTTTGACAGAGCAACGTGACGATGAAGAGGCGCGAGTCAAGGTCTGTGTAAAGTTTCTGAGAGAACTGCTGCATCCTGAGTATTTTGGATGGGCAGTGACTCAGGAAATCCGTGAGCAGGCAAGAAAAACCTTAATAAACATTGGAGAGTTTTATGAAACAGTCGGAAGTGAAACTAAAATTGGATAATTACATCGGCTTTGATGACGATGGCTACCTGGAGTGTTCAATCTTTCTAGGTAACGGTGATGACCCCATCGTCAATCAGAAGTTTTCGATGAAGGACATCATCAAAGAGTTTATTGAGATCAGGTCTTCCTCAAAAGGCTTTGACACGCTGTACAACAAGCAGCGTGACTTGGTCGTCAAGACTCTTGAGAAGTCAATAGAGGCACTCAAAAAGGCAGCATGAGTGCTACCCTAATAGCGATCATAGGAGTTGTGTATGCGATTGTGGCTGCTGATTTACTTTGGCGTGGTAACATTGGTCTCGGGATTGCTTTTGTTGGCTATTCAATCGGGAATGTTGGACTCTATCTTGCTGCTAAGGTGAGCACATGAAAACTTATTGGATTGAGCAATTAGCACACCTGCACGCACAAAGTGCAGCCATCTTCGTTCTATTTCTTTTATTTGTAGTTATCTTTGCACTATGGAGGTCTTATGCCGAAGGTTAGTGGTGTCCCCTATGATGTTAAACTAGAGGGATTCAAAGAATTTAATCCTCTGGATCACATCAAAACTAAAGAGCAATTGGATGAATATGTCGCTGGACTGAAAAGCAGTTCTGTTGAATTAACAGATGAGCGCATTCTGGAGTTAGCAAAGCAGACAGGCGCATCAAAGGTCTTCGTTGCCGGCTATGCCATCTCTGGCGACAAGAAGATCATTGAGTTTGCTAGACTGGTTGAGCAGGAACTGGCAAAATGAATCCAGTGAGCGTATCGACAGTGCTCAACAAGAATGGTGTAATGACGATGTATGTTCTAATGGATGACGGTACTATTCTGAAAAAGGCAGAAGATGAAAACCGATGGTCAGAGGCGGGTAGTGTTCTTGGACATAGAAACGACAACGGATCACAACCAGATCCACCTGTGCGTAACAAAGGATCAAAGAAGCGGAGTAGTTGAATGTCATCGCAAGGCAGAAACTTTATTAAAAACATTAGAGGACAAACCTTTACTAGTGGCGCACAACGGAATCTTCTTCGACTTCCCGATATTGAACAGGCTATGGAATACGAAGATAGTTCCATCGATGTGCATCGATACCCTAGTCATGTCAAGGCTGATGAATCCAAGCCGAGAAAACGGACACAGCCTCGCAGCGTGGGGAACAAGTCTAGGAAAAGAAAAGATTGATTTCAAAGACTTTGACAGTGGCTGGTCACAAGAAATGCAGGACTACTGTGTCCGTGATGTCGAGGTGTTGGAAAAAGTCTACAATGCTTTATTAAAGGAGAAAGAGCAATATGGATTCTCGCAAGACTCCATCGAACTTGAGCACCAAGTCGCAATCGTCATCGCAAAGCAAGAGCGAAACGGTTTTAGATTCGATCTGCCTAACGCTATGGTGCTTCTGGCAGGACTTAAAGATAAAATGGTATCAATTGAGGCATCCCTACAGAGCATCTTTCCTCCAATCATTACCGAGCGAACAAGTGAGAAAACAGGAAAGAGACTCAAGGACGATGTCGAAGTCTTTAACCCAGGCTCGAGGCAGCAAATCGCCAAGCGGCTCCAAGAGAAAGGTTGGAAGCCAACAAAGAAAACAGAAAAAGGACAGGTGATTGTCGATGAATCTACACTGGCGGGAGTTGATATACCAGAAGCAAGAGCCATTACCGAATACTTACTCATTCAGAAGAGGGTGGCTATGGTTGAGTCCTGGATTGAAAGTGTATCTAACGACAACAGGATTCACGGTAAGGTCATCACCAACGGAGCAGTCACAGGCAGAATGACACACCACAGCCCTAATATGGCTCAGGTGCCATCGGTTGGCTCAGAGTATGGTGTTGAGTGTCGTAGCCTCTTCACGGTTGAGAAAGGCTATAAACTGGTTGGCTGTGACGCTGCATCGCTGGAGTTAAGAATGCTGGCACACTATATGAAGGATGAGCAGTATGCTAGAGAAATCGTTGAAGGTGACATCCATACAAAAAACCAGACTGCGGCAGGTCTTGAAACTAGGGCGCAAGCCAAGACATTCATTTACGCTTTACTCTATGGCGCAGGGCCTGCCAAGATCGGGAAGATTGTTGGTGGTTCGGCAGCGCATGGTCAGAAACTCATCGATACTTTTCTTCGGAACACGCCAAGTCTCAAAAGACTTCGAGACAAGGTTGAGAAGTTATCGGTACAAGGATCGCTACCAGGTCTTGACGGTAGGAGACTATTCATTCGTTCCTCACACGCAGCACTTAACACGCTCCTGCAGGGTGCTGGTGCGATAGTGATGAAGAAGGCTCTTGTGCTGCTGGATGAGCAACTTAGACGGTACAAGTTAGATGCTAAATTTGTAGTCAATGTGCATGATGAGTTCCAGTTAGAAGTCAAGGAAGAACACGCACAAAGAGTAGGGGAATTAGCAGTTGACAGTATTAAAAAGTCTGGTGTAGTATTAGGACTTCGGTGTCCCCTTGACGGGGAGTACAAAATAGGGGACAATTGGTGTCAGACGCATTAACAGAGTTTGAAGACTTGGGAGATCCTGAGTCTGCTATATTTATTGCCGTGATCGATGGCGCAGTCCATATTGCTTACTCAAAGGACTTAGCCGCCGACTTCGACAATATGCTTGACATTTTGGAAACAGCCGCTAAAATGGTAGAATCTGCCAATGCGGATGAGTCTAAACAACTAATTCATTGACCTTAAAGGAGAATCAAATGAATGACGTAGCAAAGCCAGTAAAAGTAAAAGCCACGATTATGTGGTGCTTTCATAATAAGCCTAACGAGATGTCTAACAAGTTTCAGGTGGATCTGTGTAACCTGTCAGACAACGCAGTCAAGGCTTTAGAGTCATTGGGTCTGGAAGTGCGTAAGCGTGAAGATAAGCCAGAGAAAGGCTTTTATATCACCTGCAAGAGCACTGTCCCGATGAAGGTGTTCGATGCCGGTGGAAACGATCTTAGTACCGTAGCCATTGGTAACGGATCTACGGCAACAGCCGTGGTTGGGTCTTACGAGTGGTCTTGGAAAAACAAGAAAGGTGTTTCTCCATCCATGACTAAGTTAGTAATTGATAGTTTGGTGGCCTATGAAGCAGACGCTGAAGAAGCCGAAGAAGAAGTGCTGTAAACATAACCGAAAGGACAATTATGTATATCATCCGTTTTAATGGTAAGAAATTATCGCTAAAGTCTCTGAGTGGTTTCAAAAACTACGAAGCAGCACGAAATGCTCTTCGTAAGTATCTTCGTGCTAAAGGACTGAGCCGTATTCACGGACAACTCGGTTACGCTATCGCACGAGTTTAATCAGTGATCGCACTTGTTGATGGCGACATTGTCGCGCATATCATCGCTCATGGTTGCGAGGACTATGACGATAAGACCGCTATCAGCAAGTGCTCTGAATATCTTGAAGACCTTGTCTATATTCATGCTGGTTGTGACGATGCTGATGGTTGGCTTACAGGTTATCAGAACTTTCGTATCCCAATAGCCAAGACCAAGCCCTACAAAGGCAACAGAACACAAGAGAAACCTAAGCACCTAGACTTAATTAGGACCTACCTAAATAGTGCTTGGAAGTTTTCGATAGAGCAGTATCAGGAGGCTGACGATGCCATCGGCATTGCTGCCTACGAGTTAGACCCAGAAGACTATGTTATCTGCACCACAGACAAGGATCTGAATATGATCCGTGGCTGGCACTACAACATGAAGCGCAATGAGAAGTTTTGGGTTGATGAAGACGACACGCTGTACAGTTTCTACACACAAGTGCTCACTGGAGATCGTGTAGACAACGTGCCTGGACTGAAAGGCATTGGGCCAAAGAAGGCAGAGAAGATTCTAAAAGGCTGTAAGACAGAATACGAGATGTACGATGCAGTGCTGAAGGCATACGACAACGATGAAACCTACTTAACGGAGCAGGCACAATTATTATGGATACGAAGAAAACCAAATCAGGTTTGGAAAAAGCCCCGATAGTTTACATTGAATGGGTTGACGCAGTCGCAGATGCAGGGTGGCAGGAAGGGACAAAAACAGAGATACACAAGTGTTACACGCTTGGCTGGATTGTGTCAGAAGCAGACGATGCGATCTGCGTTGCGAACACAGTCAGTATGGATTCCAGTAACGCAAGGATGCACATACCGAAGTCGTGGATCAAAACAAGAAAGGAAGTCAACATTGAAACCATCCTCAGCGAAGGCAAAAGGCCGAGTACTGCAGCAGGCCGTAAGGGACCTAATAATCGCAAAGTTCGGACTGGAGCCTGATGATGTTCGTTCAGTTAGCATGGGCGTGTCGGGAGAAGACTTGCTTCTTAGTCCAGCAGCCAGACGGAAGTTACCAATCAGTGT